CCAATACTCAATATGATAGCGCCTGAATTATTTCCTAATAAATATAAATTTCAATGGGAATATTGTGATCCGCAGCGTTCAGCATTTGGTTGGGATTTTTCTGGAAGTTCAAACGAAGAACAATTACACGAACTGTTAAAAAAAATAATGATACGCCGATTAAAAAAAGATGTAACTGATTTACCACCGAGAACTTTTTCTGTAATCCCAGTCGAACCGTCAAGCGATGGGATGAAGAACTATAGAAAGGCTCATAAAGATGCTAAAGATGAAATTGAAAAAATGACAAATACTTTAGCAATTAAAAATGAGTTATCGTCATTAAAAAGATTTGCATACTTAGCAAAGCGAGAACAAACATTTGCCTGGATAGATGAATATTTAGAAAGCCAGGATAAACTTGTAATTGCAGTTTGGCATAAATTAGTAATGAAAGATTTAATGGATCATTGTGGAAAGGTTGCATTAAAAATAGATGGTGGTGTTACTGGAAAGAATCGACAGATTGCAGAAGATAGATTTCAAACTGATCCTACTATAAAAATAATAATATTACAAATAGAAGCTGGAGGGGAAGGAATAACATTAACGGCAAGTAATGGTATTTTGATTGTTGAATGCCCTGATACGCCTCGGCAGTTGATTCAAGTATGTGATCGTATTCATCGAATTGGTCAAAAATCTGATACCGTAACTATTTATTATTTATTTGCAGATGGAACTATAGAAAATACTATTGCTGATAGAATAGAACAAAGTTATAAATCATTTAGTAATATTCTTGATGGTGAAAAAGTCGAGGGGTTATTTAATTATACATTTGATGACGAAATACTAAAAAATATGTAATCGTTATCCTATAATATATTTGTAAGGAGTTTAATATGTTTGTTAATATTGGATCTGAAATTTTTGTTACTATAATTTTTGTTCTTTTTGGAATATGTTTATATTTTTTAGGGTATTTTCATAGTGAGAGGAAATTTTACTTAGCTAATAAGTTTTGTAAATGGAAACTTATTGGAGAAAGAGATAACGGAAAACTTTATAAATCTGATTGTTGCAAGGAACATTCATCTATGATTATTTTTAATTATGAAGCAAAACCTAAAGAGTGTTTCACTTGTAAAAAGAAAATAAAGTTTATATCAAATGAAAAATAATTATATAGTTCTAATAAAACAAAATTCACATTTAGGTATTCAGCTTGTTCCATATCTTGCCCGAGTTGTTTCATATAAAAAAGGAATTGAAGGAATCAGAGTGACTTTTGATATCGATAAAGCACATAAATATAAAAATGAAAAGAATGCACAAAAGCCAGCACAAATATATAATGGCGAGGTAAAATTGATATGAATGAAGATTTGGATTGTTCTAAAGATATCCTGAAAGATTCTAAAGACAAATTTATATCTATGACAACTATAAAACCAAATATAGATTTTGAAAAAGGGATTATAGAATTTGATTGTAAAAATATATTTAACGATATTGTAACTAATCATTACAAGGAAATAATTAATACAAAAGAAGAGTTTGTTAAAAAAGCCTTAATTGCTTTGGGATGGACTCCGCCTAATGAAAATAACGTTACTGGTCCAATCATAACTAAAACTTGTGAATGGTCGATAAAAAGAAAAGGTAATTATATTACAACTTATCATTCACATTGTAATAATGGAGAACAAATAAATTATTACGAGCAACCGACTAAAGATGAATTTCCGAAAATTTGTCCTTATTGCAAAAACAAAATAGTAGTAATATGAAGATACAAAAAATACAACTTGATGATGAACGCAAAATAATTATTAATCTCATTATGGATACGCAATACTGTAAAGAAATATTGCCTCTTATTAATCCATCATATTGGGCAACAAATTACGCTCGAACTGTTTCTGGATGGATTGACGAATATTTTCAAGAATTCAAAGTTGCGCCTCAGAAAAATATTAAGTCGATTTACAGAAATAAAAAAACATTTATTAATGACGATGAAGAGCAAGATGAGATTTCAACCTTCCTCCAGTCTATTTCTAAACAATATGAAAGTCTAACAATAAACAATATTGATTATGAAATAAAAAATGGTATTGAATATTTAGGGTTACGAGCACTTGAGGTTGCAAAAGAAACCATTGAAGATGCTATATTAAATAAAGATAAAGAAAAAGGTGAGGCGGTAATATCTAATTTCAAGCGAGTTGCAAAACCATTTGGTGAAGGAATATCATTACTCCATGATACAGAAAAAATAATTGATATCCTTACAAATGAAGATGATGTTTTATTTCAGTTTCCTGGCGCACTTGGTAAAGTTGCCGGGCCAATGTGTCGTGGTGATTTTCTTTCATTCCTTGCTCCTCAGAAAAGAGGAAAGTCTTGGTGGCTCTGGTTCGTTGCAGAAATCGCAATGATATATGGACATAAGGTTGTTTTGTTCTCGCTTGAAATGCCTGAGCGTTCGGTCGTAAAAAGAGCTTGGCGTTCACTAGTTGGACAACCTATAAAAGATAAATTAATAAAGCTGCCAAAGTTTGAAGAAAATGAAGACGGCACTTTTTCTATTGAGATTGAAGAAGTTGATAAAAAAGGTTTGGATATAACTAATGTTGAAGAATATCAAAAAAAGTTTAGACGAAGATTCAGAAAAGGCGATATCAGAATTATTTCTATGCCAAGTGGATCTGCATCAGTTTCAGATATTGCAAATCAATTAGATAATCTTGAACACTATGAAAATTATATGGCAGAAGTTGTGGTTGTTGACTATATGGATTTATTGACTACAGAAAAAGGATTCAAGGGAGAATATAGGCACCAACTCGATAATATATGGAAAGCAGGAAGACGACTTGCAATGGAGAAAAATATATTGTTGGTGTCAGCATCACAAACAGAAAAAGGAACATTTGGAAAAGATATTGCAGAAGGATCAGCGTCAGAAGATATCAGAAAAATATCACATATAACTTCGGGACTTGCATTGAATCAAACTAAGGAAGAACGAAAGAATGGAATAATGCGAGTTGCTCAGGTTGTCACTCGTGAAGGTGAAACAAGTTATGATCAGGCTGTTGTTTTGCAATGCCTTGATATTGGGCGACCGTGTATTGATAGCAGATTGCGCAATGAAGTTGTATTAAGAAAAGATGCTGATGACGATAAAAAAGAAGGATATGAACGTAAAAAACGAGACTGATATCCTATAATATAAATGGAGGAATAAATGTATTATATTGAAAAGAAATTGGAGATTGCGGGCGCTCATAGACTTGATCTTAATTACGAAAGTAAATGCAAAAACTTTCATGGCCACAATTGGATGATTACTATTTATTGTAAGTCAGAAAATCTTAATCAAAACGGAATGGTAATTGATTTTACTCAAATCAAGAAAGTAATTACAGATAAACTCGATCATCAAAATTTAAACGAAATATTTAATTTTAATCCAACTGCTGAAAACATTGCTTTTTGGATTGTCTCGAATACTCCTCATTGTTATAAAGCAGATGTAATTGAATCCGAAAACAACAAGGCGACATATGAAATACAAGATTAATGAGATTTTTTATTCGTTGCAAGGAGAAGGATATTATGTCGGAACGCCAGTTATTTTTATTCGCTTTTGTGGATGCAATTTGAAGTGTTCATTTTGCGATACGAAATTTGACGAAGGAAAAGAATATATTGTTCCCGATATTCTTGACGAATTGAAAAAATATCCGTGCAAGCGAGTTGTATTGACAGGAGGAGAACCTAGCCTTCAGGTCGATCATTATTTGGTTAATATGTTGCATGATTTTGGTTATATTGTTCATATAGAAAGCAACGGAACTAATCTTGTAAATGTAAATATTGATTGGCTGACGATTTCACCAAAAGAACATTGGAAAGAAAAAAACGGAAATGAATTGAAAGTTGTTTATATTGGACAAGACTTGGAACAGTATTTTGATTCTAGATTCAATCATTATTATCTGCAACCGTGTTTTATTGCAGACAATCCTGAACAGACAGAAATAAATATTCAAAAAACGATTGAGAAAATTAAGGAGGATAACAGATGGACGCTATCGATTCAAACGCACAAGCTATTGAATATTCGATAAAAGATATTCTCTCGTATCTTGGCGAAGATCCAAACCGAGAAGGACTTATAGATACGCCAAAAAGAGTTCGTAAAAGCTGGGATAAATTGTATGGCGGTTATAAACTAACTGCGGAGCAAATCCTCGGAACATCTTTTGATGAATTTGGCGACTATGACGAGATGGTTCTTTTGAAAGATATTGATTTCTTTAGTACCTGCGAACATCATATGCTTCCTTTTATGGGGAAGGTTCATGTTGCATATATCCCGAACAAGAAGGTTGTAGGTATTTCAAAACTTGCGCGGCTTGTCGAGATGCACGCCAGGCGCCTTCAGATTCAAGAACGTATGACTGCCGATATTGCAAATGATATCGAACGGATTCTTGAACCTCTTGGTGTTGCTGTTCTTGTCGAAGGTCAACATTATTGCATTAAGGCGCGAGGAATTGAAAAGATAAACTCTATAATGAGTACAAGTAAATTAACTGGAGTATTTAAAACAAACTCAATGGCGAGAAGCGAATTTCTTACTCTATCAAAAGGAAGGAATTAAATGAAAATTGTAATGATTTGTTCTGGTGGATTGGATAGTACTATTTTGTATTATTATGAAAAATCTTTGGGACATGAAATTATTCCTATTAATTTTTCATATGGGTCTAAACATAATAAAGTCGAAAGGGAACGGGCAAAAAAACTTATTCTTGATCTAAAATTTGTCGATATCGATTTGTCGTTTTTGAAGAGTTCGTTGCTCGAAGGACAAGAGGTAATTCCTTATGGTCATTATCAGGCCGAGAACATGAAGTCGACCGTAGTTCCTTTTAGAAACGGAATCATGTTGTCTTTTGCAATTGGACTTGCTGAAAGTGAAAAAGCGGATTGTGTTATGCTCGGCTCTCATTCTGGAGACCACGCAATATATCCAGATTGCAGACCTGAGTTTACCAAGGCAATATCGCAAGCGGCAATGGAAGGAACTTATAACAATATAAAAGTTGTTTCTCCTTTTAATTCAATGACGAAGGCGGATCTTGTTGAAATCGGAGCCAGTATTGGTATTCACGATATTATGGCTGAAACCTGGACTTGTTATGAAGGAGGAGAAAAGCATTGCGGAAAATGCGGCTCTTGTACCGAACGAAAAGAAGCGTTTGAAGTTGCAGGAGTCGAAGACAAAACTATTTATGAGGAGTAAATTAATGCAAGAAAGAACGTACAAATTTCTTGATATTTTTACAGTGGCATTTGTTGTAATGCTTTTGCTGTCAAATATCATAGCGTCAAAGTTGGTCAATTGGATGGGTATTAACGGAACGGCAGCGATGTATCTGTTTCCTATTACCTATATTTTCGGAGACATCTTGGTTGAGGTGTATGGATTTGCAAAGAGCAGAAGAATCATTTGGATTGGCTTTGCCGCAAATCTTTTAATGATTGCGGTTTTTGCTTATGCGGTCGCCTTGCCGTTCCCAGGATATTATCAAGGTCAGACAGCATTTGCCTCTGTTCTTGGTGCGGTACCGAGAATGGTAATTGTTTCAATAATTGGTTATTGGGTCGGATCGTTTACGAACGCCTTTGTTCTCGCTCGCATGAAAGAGTGGATGGTTAAGTGGGACCCAAATCATAAGTTTTTATTTCTGAGGACTATTGGCTCGACCGTTGCTGGCGAGCTTGCAGATTCTTGTATTTTTATAACAGGGGCTTTTGTCGGTATCCTTCCTTGGTCGGTTGTTTTGACAATGGTTTTTGTTCAGTGGGGAGTTAAGTGTTTTGTTGAATTTGTTATGACCCCGATTACTATGATTATTTGTAAAGCTCTGAAGAAAGCAGAAGGAATTGATATCGTCGGAACAGAAACATATAATCCATTTAAAGTGAGCAAGTCGTAAAATGATATTATACCATGGCGGCGATCCGATGAAGACCTTGAGATTGATTAAAGGTTTTTCTGCCAATACGTTGATTGCCTTTTCAAAATCAAAAAATACGGTTTGGCGTCCATGGTATAATAATCTTTTTATAGACTCAGGGGCTTTTGCGGTAAATAATTCCGGCAAGTCCATTTCTATTGATGAGTATTGTCAATATCTTTTTGACAGAAAAGAAAATTCAGATAAAATAGTTTACGCCAGTCTTGATGTTATCGGGAATCCAGACGAGTCTTATAAAAACTATAAATATATGGTAAAATCTGGACTCTATCCAATACCTGTTTTTCATATCGGAGAGGACATAAAACATCTTTATCGTCTCGCAAAAATTAGCAACTATATAGGATTAGGTGGAACCGTTGGGTATTCAAATAAAGAAAGATTTTATTTTTTCAACAAAGTCTTTTCTTTATTTCCAGATCCAAAAGAAATTGGTTTTCATGGATTCGGAGTTTCTTCTTTGTTTCTGAGTAAGTTGTTTCCCTGGAAAAGCATAGACTCGACTAATGCCTCAAAAGGAACTGTATTTGGAAATTTTTACACTCCCTTTGGTTCATATAAAATAAACGAAATATTAAATGAGCTTCAACATAAAACCAATAAAATAAAAACCATTGAAAAGTGGTTAAGATCAATAAATATATCCTGGAAAGATATTTCTCAAGAAACAGAAAAAGGCGTTGCGTATAGAGTCAAGGCCAATATACTTGGAATGGAAAGCTTGATGATTAATGACCTTGATTTTTATTCATCAAAAACAAACACTTTCAACCTATAATATATCAGAGGATAAAATGGATATCTATTACAGCAACGCTCAATCTGAAAAATGGGACAACATAAAAATAAAGCCCTTTCCAATGCTCGCGGCTTATTACGCCCTTCCTAAGTCTTTTGATCGACCAAAGAAAGCTTCGTTATTAATGCTTGACTCGGGAGCCTTTTCTGCCTTCAGACAAAAGATAGTTATTTCGGTAGAAGAATATATTAAATTTATAAAATCTACAAAAATAAACTTTGATTATATGGTAGGCTTGGATGTGTTTGGAAAAGACGAATTATCTTTTACTAATTATATGAAAATGTATGACGCGGGAATAAACTGCATCCCGGTTTTCCATATTGGCGCTGATCCAAAATATTTAAAAAGATATATCAAGAAAACAAATTATGTGGGTATCGGCGGTATAGCTCTTTTAAGTACTGCAAATAGAAGGCCTTTTGTCGATAGCGTATTTAGGGAATATCCAGATCCAAAAGAAATTGGTTTTCATGGATTCGGGGTAAATGACGTAAATATGATTAGGTCGTATCCGTGGAAGTCTGTTGACGCCCGCTCAGCTCATATTGCGGCAAGATTCGGATCAATCCATACTCCTTGGGGTCTCATAAGAATGAACCCCAACATGCCGAGCACCGGTCCTGCTACAATTTTATGGCAGACCGATCCTCATAAAAAAAAGAAGATAGAAAAATATCTTCAGGATATCGGAGTTGATGTTGAAAAAACAATGCTTCAGAATACGGTCGGAAAAGTAGAAAGGTGTAAAGCGTCTATTATATATTTTGAGAAACATATAAAACCGCAATGCCCTACCTACTTTAAATCACAGATTAATTATTTTTTATAAGGGAGAAAATAAATGACTATTGAAAGAAATGATTTTTTGAAAGCACTGAAGAGGGTAATGCCAGGCGTTGAAACTGGGAACGTAATTCTTGAGGGCGCAGATACGTTTATATTTGCGGATGGCTATATTCATTCCTACAATGATAATATTTCCGTCTCCGTTCCTTTTGCTATTACAAACAAGGCCGGAGAAAATATGTCCGGCGCACTGAAGGCAAAAGATTTCTATGATCTTATCAGCAGATTGAAAGGAGAGAATTTCAAACTTATCCCGAAGTCAACAGAATGGACAATTAAATCTGGGAACGCACAAGCAGAATTAACTTTGCTTGAGTCGTCAATTATCGATCATGTAAAAAACCTACTTCCGACAAAAATAAAATGGATGAGTTTGCCAGATCGTTTTATTGAGGGTATTTCAATTTGTCGATTCAGTTCAAATAAATCTGTTCTTGCCGGAATCTTTGTTGATAAAAACAACATTATCAGTACAGATGAAATTCGGATTAACTCATATAAAATGGATGGTGAGATTTCGGAATCGTTCTGGATATCGGATTCGGCATCGGCAGAACTATCGAAACTGAATAACCCGAAAAAGTATTTTATTTCAAAATCATGGGTTCATTTTTTGACTGAGGATAAAGATATTTTTTCTTGTAAACGACTCGCGCAAGATAAATATCCAGTTGCGAAAATTCAAAAACTTGCAGAATCTCATGCAAAAGAAAAAGGTGATATCAGCAATACGCTTCCGAGCGGTTTGATCGATGCAGTAAATAGAGCAGCAGCATTGAGTCAGAATATAGAATCATTCGATACTATTAAATTGACTTTTTCTCAGGAAGGCATTGAAGTATTTTCTCAGAGACCAAGCGGAAAATATACAGAAAATGTTGAGTGGGAAAAACCATTCAAGAAATCATTCGATCCAATTTCTATTTTCGCCGACTACGCAATGATAGAAAACGGAATCAAGTATAGCAAGAGTTTTTATTTGAAAGAAACAACTCAAAAAGAAAAGAAAGGAACAAGGATTATTTTTGTTCATGAAAACGGTATTCAGTTGATTAATACTTTTGACGGAGGACAGGAATAATCTTTTATGGAAAATAATTTTGTTCATCTGCATTGTCATAACGAATACTCTGTTCTTGATGGATTTGGAACATCGGCGAATTATGCAAAAAGAATTAAACAAATCGGTCAACCCGGAATGGCGCTTACTAATCATGGAAATGTAGATGGCAATATTAAATTTCAAAACGAATTTATTAAACAAGGATTAATTCCTATTCACGGATGCGAATTTTATATAGTTAAAAATATAAAAGAACATACAAAAGGCGAAAAAAGAAGTCACCTACTTGCTCTTGTTAAAAATGAAATCGGCTGGACGAACATGCTTAAGATGTTGACGATAGCGAATATAGACGGTCAATATTATCGCCCTCGAATAGATCCAGAAACTTTAATGTCTTATTGCGAAGGACTAATTATTTCGACCGCCTGTACTGCTTCTTTCTTACATGAAAAATGGGGAATCAAATTATTAAAAAATCTGCATGAAGAAATTGGCGATGATTTATATACAGAAGTTATGCCTTTTAAAATGCCTGAGCAAATTGAAACAAATAAGCTTGCTTTAAAATATGCGCAACTTCTTAATATAAAAACTATTGCTACAAATGATTGTCATTATATAAGTAAAGATGATGCCCAATCCCAAGAAGTATTGCTTGCTATTCAATCAAAGAAAAAATGGGATGATCCTCAGCGATGGAAGTTTTCTGTAACTGGACTCTATGCAAAATCATATTCTGAAATGGCATTGGCATTTGAAAAACAAGGATTATTCAATAAAAAACAAATTGCAGAATATCTTGAAAACACAAACGAGGTATTTGATAAATGCAAAAAGTTTCGTATTCCTCAGCGCCAAGTGCAATTACCTAAAACGCCAGAACAAAAAAGAAGGAAGTTGCCTGCAAAAGAATTGTTATTTGAAAAATGTTTTGAAGGACTTAAAGAAAAAATATTGCATAACGAAAAAAGAAAACCAAATAAAAAGAAATATGAAGAAAGATTATTAGAAGAGCTTGAATTAATTGAAAGACAAGGATTTTGTGAATACTTTCTAATCGTCGAAGAAATTATTGGATGGTGCAAAGAAAATAATATTATGACTGGACCTGGACGTGGATCTGCTGGTGGTTCATTAGTTTGTTATTTATTGAATATAACGAAAATAGATCCAGTTGAGTTTAATTTATTGTTCTCACGCTTTATATCACCTGATCGTATTGACTTGCCAGATATTGATAACGATTTTCAAGATAATAAACGCTACATGATTATCGAACATTTCAAAGAAATATATGGTGAAGATCATGTTGCAACCGTCAGTACATTTATGACTATGAAAGGTCGTTGCGCTCTTCGAGATGTTGCGCGCGTTTTCGATGTTCCTCTTGACGATGTTGATGAAGCTGCAAAAATTATAGAAGAGAACGAAGACTCAAGTTCTATTATTGCAAGTTCATTTAAGGAATTTGACGAAGGAAAGAAATTCAAAAAGAAGTATCCTGAAGTTACCGATATTGCAATACGACTTGAAAACCAAGTACGAGGAAAAGGACAACACGCTGCGGCAATTGTTTTGTCTTCTGATAATCTAAAAAATGGTGATAAGGTTTATTTACAATTAGGCGGAAAATCTAAAAAAGATGTAATTGTAAATTGGGATAAATTTGATATTGAATATGAAGGATTAATGAAGCTTGATATATTAGGTATTAATGCTTTGACTGTTTTGAATGATGCAAGAGAACTTATAAAAGAAAATACCGGAACAGAAATTATATATGAAGATATAGAATTTACTGATAAAAAAGTATTAAAAGAATTTGCAAAAGGAAATACAACTGGCATTTTTCAATTCTGTACTTATGGAATGAAAAAACTTTGTCAAGAAATGAACATTGATTCTATCGAAGCATTATCAAGTGCCAATGCTTTATTTCGTCCTGGTCCTTTGCAATCAGGAATTAAAGATGATTTTGTTGCAATTAGAAACGGAGAAAAGAAAACAAAGAAACAACATGAAATCATAAATAAAATAACGAAAGAAACAAATGGCGTTATTATTTATCAAGAACAGTTGATGCAGATAGTAAATCAATTGGCTGGTCTCGATTGGAAGATAGCCGATAAGGTTCGTAAGGTTGTTGCGAAGAGTAAAGGATCAGAGGAGTTTATGAAGTTCAGTGAAATATTTGCTGAAGGTTGCGTAAAAAATAAAACTCTTAATAAAAAAGACGCCTTGGAATTATGGGATAACTTGGCTACGTTCGGTAAATACTCCTTCAACAAATCCCACAGTTTGGCTTATTCTGTAATGGCATATTGGCAAATGGTTATTAAATATTATTATCCTCAAGAATTTGTTTGTGCGTCTTTAACTTATGGATCTGAAAATAATAAAAAAGAATTGATCGAATATGCTATTAAAATGGATCTTGATGTTCGACCACCTAAGATTGGAAAGTCAGATGCAATTCGATGGATAGTAAAAAATAATATTATGTATTGTCCATTTATCGAGATTAAAGGAATAGGTGAAGGAAAAGCAAAAGAGATAGCAGGAAAGAAAAATACAAAGAAAAATAATGTTGGTTTTTTTGATGAGGAAGATGATTTTTCAGATATCAAAAAGAAAGGAAATAAAATCGATGATATACTTGATGAAATAGGAGCAAAAAAAGATATTAAAATAACTCCTGAAGGGTCAAAGAAGATAGAAAAGTATTTTGATTTTAAGTTCAGAATCGACAATAGTTATAGGTATTAAGCAAAAAACGCAATAGATATCCTATAATATATATGTAAGGAGAAACAAATGAGTTCATTTTATCAAAGTTACAGACCAGATTCTTTTGACGATATGATTGGTAATGAAGCGGCAATTAATTCATTCAAAAAATCATTAACAAAGAAAAAACATTCTCACGCTTATATTTTGTCTGGACCACCTGGAACTGGAAAAACAACATTTGCAAGAATCGCGGCAAGTATGATTGGGGCATCAGAATTAGATATACGAGAAATAAACAGTTCAAGTAATCGAGGAATTGATACTGCTCGTGAAATTATTAATCAATCTAAAATGATGGCTATGGATGGAGAGGCAATAGTTTATATAATTGATGAGGTACACCGCGCAACATCAGACTGGCAAAATGCTATGCTTAAAGTTTTGGAAGATACTCCTGAACACGTTTATTTTTTCTTGTGTACTACCGAGCCGAATAAACTTATCAAAGCAATCAAGTCACGGTGTACGGAAATCAAAACAACTCCATTGACTGAAGAGCAAATATCTTTAGTTTTGAAACGAGTAATTAAACTTGAAAAACTTGATATCGAAAAAGATATTATTACAGAAATTGCAGAACGATCAGAAGGAAGTTCGCGCAATGCTTTGGTTATGCTTGAACAAATTGCAAATGCCGAAACAAAAAAAGATATCAAAATCATTCTTGATTCAAAAGGATCTGAGGACGATCCAGATACTATTGAATTATGCCGAACACTTCTTAATGATAAAAGCGACTGGTCAACAATTGCAAAAATATTAAAGAAATTAAAAGAAGCAAACAAACTTGATGACAGCGAAAGTATTAGGTATATGATTTTAGGTTATGCAAATGCTGTTTTATTGAACGGTAGAATGAGTTCAAGAGCTGCTTTGATGCTCGAATCTTTTTCCGAACCAACATATAATACAGGCAAATTTGGAATAACTTTAGCCTGCATTAACGTAATTTCTTGATTCGATATCCTATAATATATTAGAAAGGAGCTTATAATGAAAAGAGTTTATACAGACAAACAAAAACTTCTAAAAAGTTTAAAAGCAAAAGCAGTAAGGAAATTTTGGAATGAAATTGAAATTGTTTCTTGGGAACATCACTCACCTGCATATATAATCGAGTCTCTTGGAATAACAAGAGAAAACGAAATATATGAAGAATTGGTTGTTTATATAAATACTTATCATAACAAGAAAGAAATTTGTTCAACAGACATTCAATTCACTAACATTGATGTTTTGGAGTGGTACAATAATAAAGAATAATCCCGTATTGGGTTTATTATATAATTTTTAAGGAGAATGAAGAATGGCCAGTTTTAATCAGATCGTAAAGCAGAGCAAATTGCCTGAAGCAAAAGTAAAGAAGGCTCTGAAGGAACTTGGAATCACGTTCGAGAAGGACGCCGATTTTAATGAAGTAAAGACCAACAAGATTTTGAAGGCTCTTGGTGTAAGTGTTAAGGCTCCGGCAAAAATCGAGAAGGAAGAAGCACCTGCAAAGAAAGAAAAAGTTCCTGCCAAGAAAGCCAAAGTCGAGAAAGAAGTAAAGAAAGTTGCAGCAAAAAAAGTTGTTGAAGACGATGACGACGAGGACGAAGAAGAGGACGAAAAACCCGTAAAGAAAACAACAAAGAAAGCTCCTGCAAAAAAGCCCGCCAAGAAAGTCATTGAAGATGATGACGAAGAGGACGAGGAAGAGGAAGATGATTCGGATGACGATGATGATTCCGATGATGACGATGACGATGATGACGACGATGATGACGAGGATGAGTAATGGAAAGAAGTTTTGAAGAAGAAATCAAAATAAATAAGTATAAGCTTGAAGACGAATGTGAAAAACAAGCAAGCACTTATTTGTATTGGGCAACAAAAAATGCTGATGCAAAGTCAGCTCTTAATGAAGCCGATGATGCTTTGAAACTTATTGTTTCTGGTCGTGATCTTTCAACTAGAAACAATTGGAATGAATCTTGGGGAAAACAAACTGAGAATTCTATCAAGGCAGTTGTTGAAAGCAACAATCAAGTTCTTATGGCAAAGAAAAATCTTGCAGATTACCAGCGTGAAGTCAATACGCTTTCAGCAGCAGTATCAGCTTTTGAACATCGCCGTGATGAGCTTAAAAATCTTACTGGACTTCTTATTGGTGGTTTTTATTCTGCACCGAATGGCGGAAAGCGTGAAGGTGCAAACGAAGCTGCTCAGCGTGAAGAACGAACAAAGCTAAACAAGAAAAAGAAAAAAGATTAATGAATTCAAAAGATTTTGATCGTTTAATAAAAAAAATAATCGATCAAGCAAAAGAGCTTGCTTTGTTAGAGCAAGAAAATCAACAACTTCTAAAAGAAAATAACAGCCTTAAAAATTATTTAGAAGTTGTTGAAAAAGAAAATCTTGAAAAAGAAGTCGAAGGAGTAAAATGAGTATTAAAAAGAAAGGAAAGAAAAGCAACAGCCTTAAAGACCGCCTGAATAATTCCTACAAGAACAAAGACAAGGGCGGTGGAAATCGAGTCGGTGTTTTTGATTACAAGAAAGTTCCTGATGTTAAATTCTTTTCTCCGAATCTTGCTGATGGTCAAAAGAATAAAGGGAAAAATATTGTCAGTATTGTTCCATATACAGTAAAGACAAAAAATGATCCTTTGGTTCGGTCTGGTGATGCAAAGATTGGTGATCTTAGTTATGTGTTTGATTATTATAAGCACACAAGTCCGATCACTAAGGCTGATATTATTTGTATGAAAAATACTTTTAATAAGCCCTGCGAAATTTGCAACAAGGCCGAGGAACTTAAAAAGGCCGGAAAGAAAGATCAAGCTTATGCTTTGAAGCCTAGCCGAAGAACAGCATATAATATTTTTGATCATGGTCACCCAGAAAATGGAATTCAGGTTTTTGAAGTATCTCATTTTCTGTTTGAAAAAGAATTGATCGAAGAGGCACGTGGACAAGCTGATGGCGATGATTTTATTGACTTTACCGATCCTGAAGACGGAAAAGCAATTAATTTCAGAGCCGAAAAAGTTAGCAAGTCATTTGGTGAAGGTCAAGCGCCTTCAAAGTTTACAGAATTCAAAGGCTTTCAATTTGTTGATCGTCCCGAAGAACTTGATTCTGAAATAATCGAAGCGGCAGTTTCATTTGACGAAATTGTAAAAGTCCCATCAAACGAAGAAATTGAAAAGATTTTTTATGGCGATGATGACAAAGGAGATGATGACGAGGATGAAGATTCAGATGACGAAGAGTCAGACGATGAAGATGAAGATGAAGATACTTCTTCAAAGGCTCGGAGCAAGAGCGCTAAAAAGCCTGCTAAATCTTCTCATAAGTCTGATGATGACGATGACGACGATGATGATAGCGACGAGGAAGAGGATGATGACGATTCTGACGACTCCGATTCAGACGATGATGAAGAAGAATCAGAAGAGGATGAACCGCCAGCAAAAAGCAAAGCCAAGTCAAAAGGAACTTCCAAAACAAAAGAAGTTGCCAATGTCGGCAAAAGCAAATGCCCTCACGGACACAAGTTCGGTAAAGACCTCGACAACGAAGAAGAATGTGACGACTGCAAAGCCTGGAAAGAATGCAAAGCAGCCAAAAAAGCGTCAGGCGTAAAGTAAATGGCAATTAAATAGGCGCAAATTCATATTAAAGAAGTTACGTTCAGGCGCAAATTCAATTTAGGTAATTATGAAACCGAAGACATTGAATTTGTTGCTACTGTTTCAGAAGGACAAAATCCATCTGAAGTATTGCAAGCTCTTGATAAAGCAACTATAGCCTATCGGAAGCATCAGGCGTAAAGTAAAAGGAAAGTTGAGTGGGATTATTTAAAAATAGTTTTGGCAAGAGCCTCGGAGATAATTCATATATCTCTATCAACGAGGCTCTTGCCTTTTGTAATGAAAATAAATATAAAATAACGAAACAAGGTTTAATATATATTGGAAAGAAAGAAGGTTGGGTAATTAAAACCCAAAAGAATCACATTATAATTGATAAAGAGCATTTGTTAATTCATATATTAGATAGTCGAGAAAGAGTTCCTTGGGGTTTTATTGCAGTTTCATCAATGAGTAAACTAGCAAAAAATGAAAGTGAATATTATAGGGTTTTAAATAACAGCAATATTGAATTCAGAATTTACGGAAGGGAGAAAAAACGATATGCAAGGAAAGAAGATATCAAAAAAATCTTTAGAGAACATAGAAAAAGCAATCTTAAACCCAAAAAAGAAAAAGATAAACCCAAATAGTTTTCCAACTGGATCTGATTTACTTGATGAATTAGTTGGAGGAGGCGAATCAAAAGGTTTTCCTATTGGCCGTATTGTTA